TCATCACGGCAACCATCCGGTCTTAAACATGATGGCACGCAATGTTATCATGACTCGTGATAGTCACGGTAATTCCAAGTTTGACAAGGATACCTCGACCGGCAAGATTGACGGCATGGTCGCGTTGGCAATGGCGGTCGGGTCGGCCATGATGGACGCGGGCGAATACGAGGGCGCAATCAGTATCACATAACGACATCAAACAATGACCAACTACGAGATTACCACGGACGATATCGGCCGATCGGCCTTGCCGGCGATCCTCGGGCCGGCCGGCGTGCCGGACGTCGTGAGTCCGGCCGGCGCCGTCGAGTTGCGGTCGCTCGTCACGGGCGAGGAACTATGGATGCCGGCGCCGTCGTTGGCCGGCGTGCCGGTCGGCCCCGGCACGGTCACGGCGTTTGGTGCCTATTATGCCGGCGTGTATGTCATCTCATCCGACCTCGCCTCGGTCCCGTTCGTTGTCACCAAGAAATCGCCGGGGGGTGTCCGTCAGATCGACGATTCCTTTTGGCTACATGATTGCGTCTTTCATTCGCCCGACGGCGAAATGTCGGCGATGGGTTACATTCAAGCTGTCGGGTGGCATTGCCTTACGCGCGGCAATTCGTTCGCGCGTATTCTCTACGATGATTCGCGGATGTTTCGCCCGGTCGGGTTCCGCCTCGGCGATCAAGGGAAGTGGTTGGCACGGCGGACGACCGACAAGGCACGGACCGTCTATTATACGTATGACGGTGAGCCGATCCATCCCAAGGAAGTCTTGCACATTGCCGGCGTGGGGGGCGACGGGATTATCGGGGTTTCGCCGATCACCCATGCGCGCGAGTTACTCGGCCTCGCAATGGCGACCGAGAAGACGGCGGCGGCATGGTACGGCAACGGCATCCATCCCGGCGGAGTCCTGGAAATCCCCGAGAAATTCGACGAGATCAAGTTGCAGAAATATCGCGCGGCCATCGAGAATGTCCACGTCGGGCCGTTCAACGCTTATAAGCACATGATTTTATGGAACGGCGCCAAGTTTACGCCGACCACGATTAGCGCGGTCGATGCCGATTTCATCGCCGGCCGGCAAATGTCCATCGAGGACATTGCCCGCATCCTCAACCTCGCCCCGTCCAAGTTGCAGAAATGGGACAAGGTTTCATTCTCGACACTTGAGGAAGTCAACACGAATCATTATGACTCGTGCATTTATCCTTGGGTTCGTCGCATTACAACCGAGATGAATCGGAAACTCTTGACGCGTGCCGAGCGGAAGACATGGGAAGTTGTCCATGATATCTCCCAAGGCCGGCGCGGCCGGTTGCTCGACGAGGCCAATCGCGACAAGATTTGGCAGGGGATGGGGGTTATCAACGCCAACGAGATTCGGGCCCGCAACGGCATGGCGCCGATCCCGGGCGGCGATGCATACTTTATCCCGCTCAACACGGCGCCGATGGATAAGATTGCGGGCGCGTCGATCAGTGAAATCAAGGGCGTGAAGCCGGCGAAACAAGAGGCGGTCGGCGCGCTGACGGGCGAAGATTTGAACGTCGATCTTGAGGGCGATTCGGGCGACGTCCCGGCGGCCCCGGCGCCGGCCGAAGCGGTCGCATCGGGGGATGCGTCTGTCCAAGATACGGCGATGAATGGGGCGCAAATCGAAAGTCTGCTCGGCGTTGTCGAGCAAGTGGGGACGGGCGCGATCCCGGCGGCCAGCGCAAAGGCGATCCTCGGCGCGGCCTTCCCGATGCTAACGCCCGAGTCGATCGACGCGATGCTTGACCCCTTGGCCTCGGTCAAGCCGGCGGCGGCCCCGGCCGCCTCGACCTCGACCAACGGCAACGGGAATCCCGAGGCGGCCGGCGGCGACCTTGCCGGGCCGATCCGCGATCTAGTCGCCGACGTCGCCCGGCGGGCGGCAACCCGGCTTGCCGGGGCGGCCCGGCGGGCGGTCAAGCGCGGCGACCTTTCGGCCGTGTTGCCGGCCCTCGACGCGATGTTTACGACCGAGCCCGCCACGCTGGCGGCCATGTTCATGCCGGCGGCGCGGATCGCCGGGGCGGCGGCGCGGCGGCCGATCGATCCGGCGGCCGTCGTCGGCCGGATCACGGACCGATGCCGGGCCGATATCCTGGCATGCGTCGAGGGCGTCGATACGGTCGGCAACCTCGGCCGGGCGTTTGACGCGTGGGAATCGGCAATCCCCGACCTTGCTTTGCAAGCGTTCTCACACGAGGACATTATTCATGAGTGATCCCATTAGGGAATATCGAAACTTCAATCGTTATGAGTCCCGGGACATCACGGGCCAACCCGGCACGATCGCCGAGTTTGTCGGGGATGCCGTGGTCTACAATTCCCGATCCCTTGAAATGTTCGGGTTTCACGAGCAATTCAGCCCGGGGGCGTTCCGGGAATGCCTCGACCGGGCGGGATGCGACCTCCGCGCCTTGGTCGATCACGACCCGTCCAAGCTACTCGGCCGGCAATCGTCCGGGACTCTGACGATCACGGACGGCCCCGACACCTTGCATGCGTTGATTAACGTCCCGGATGTTTCTTACGCGCGGGACGCGCTGGTTTCGATCCGGCGGCGGGACATCTCGGGGATGTCGTTTTCGTTCGATGAAATCGAGGACACATGGGCATTTAACGAGGACGGGTCGATCCTCCGCACGGTCCGCAAGGCGGACATTTATGAGGTCACGATCACGGGGTTTCCGGCCTATCCGGCAACGACGGTCGACGCGCGGTCATATTACAAGTCGAACATTGATCGACTTGAGGAAGTCAAGCGCGGCACGGCGGCGGCGACGGAACAAAGGGATTGGCTTGACGATCGGTTGCGGCTACTCTGGCGGTTGCACGAGGCGGCCCGTTAGGAACGGGGCGGGCCAGCCTCGGGCAAACCGGGCCCGTCGCCCCCGTCTGCCGTGGTGGACGCGTGGGGCGAGGGCCCGTGTGAGGGCGGCGGCGGCGGCCCGTTGGCCGAGCGGCGCGGCCCGGCGTAACCCCAGCAAGGGGGCGCGACGATGGGCAGATACACGGCGGCGATCGTCGAGCGGAAGCGCTCAAAGTGGGACTTGGTACAAAAGGGCCGGGCGATCCTCGACCGGGCCGAGAAGGAAAAACGGCAACTCTCGCCCGAGGAACGGGGCGAGATGGACACGATGAATTCGGCCATCGCGGATCACGAGGGCCGGATCACGGATCTTGAGCGTTACGACACGGAAGACCCCGCGATCACGGAAGAACAGGGCGGCGCCGGCAATGAAGACCCGACGGCGCCGACGGGCCGGTCGAACCGGATTTACTTCGGCCACATGGCCGGCCGTGGCCTCGGCAACCGGCGCGGCATCCGTTGCGACTTGCCGCACACGACGACGGCCTATCGCTCGCAATACAATCGGTGGCTTGCGACCGGCGTCCGGCCCGATCCGTTGCCGTTCGTCTCGGAATCGCGGGCCGGGACCGACGTTATCGTGTCGGTTCAATCCCAGGGCGGCTACCTGGTGGCGCCCATCGAGACGTCCGAGGATATCGTCAAGCAGATTGATAACCTCGTTTTCATCCGTCAACTCGCCCGATATTACAAGGTCACGACCACGCAAGCCATCGGCGTCCGGCAGATGTTGACGCGCGTGGATGATTCCGACTGGACGACCGAGATTGCGCCGGTGACGGCCGACACGTCACTGTCATTCGGCCGGCGTGACTTGACGCCGATGGTCTTGACCAAGTTGGTTCGCGCGTCAATCCGCATCATCGAGGCCGGCGTTGACGCCGAGGAGATCATCAACGAGGAACTTGCTTATAAGAACGGAATCTCACAAGAGAAGGCGTTTATGACGGGTTCCGGCACGGGCATGCCCTTGGGCATCTTCGTGGCCTCGCCCAACGGCATCCCGACGACTCAGGACGTCACGAGCGGCGCGGCCGGCGACTTCATCGCCGATGATCTTATCAAGATGAAATACGCGCTCAAGCAACCGTATTTCTTCGGCGACAAATGCCGATGGGTCATGGGCCGGCCGATCGTCGCGGAAGTCCGCATGTTCAAGGATCAGATGGGCCAATATCTCTGGCGGCCCGGCCTCGCCTCGGATCGGCCCGATACGATCCTCGACGTTCCCGTTGCCATGTCAGAATATGCTCCGATCACGAAGACGACCGGATCATATATCGCGATCCTCGGCAACTTCGGCTATTACGCCATTGCGGAGTTTCGAGATTTCTTCATCCAACGACTCGTGGAACTCTTCGCGGGATCGAATGAGATCGGGTTTATCTCCCGATCCTTCCTCGACGCGTCGCCCGTTCTCGGCGAGGCGTTCGCCCGGCTCAAGACGCAATGACCGGCCGGCCGTTGTAGTGTACCCTACAATTCACAATTCGAGGGAGGGCGAGTCATGGCCGGCGAGGTCAAGCGTGAAGACAAGTACATGATGCGGTTCGTCAATCTCAACGCCGGGCCCGACGGGGTTCATTACCCCGGCGCCGAGCATGAGATTGGCGCGGCGCGGGCGGCGGCGTTGGCGGACGACGGCCACGCCGTCTATCTGTCCGAGGACAAGGCGGCCGAACACAAGGGCGACGTCGAGCGCGCGGCCGAGGTCAACGCTAAGCGGGCGGCGGCCGGCCGGCATCCCTTGCCGGTCCGCATGGCGCTTGCGCCCGGCGCCGAGGCGGCGGCCTATACGCCGTTGCAAAAGGGATCGTCATGGGTCGGCATGGATTGGCGCGACGCGCAGCGGGTCGCGGACATCCTCCGGGCGCAGCAAGAGGGCGGCCACGGCGGCCCGGCGGCCGAGGCGGAATCGACCATGACGGCGGCCGAGTCCGTGGCGCCGCACGAGGGCCACGGCCGGCGGGGGAAGTGAACGATGGGCCTGATCGGCGACATCATCGTCAACGTCATCGAGACATCCGACCCGGCGGTCGAGCCGGTGACGTTGGCTCAAGCGTTTACGAATTCAAGCGTTGACGATGATGTCGCCCAAATGCCCGACCCGATCGCGCTGATGTCGGGGTTCATCACGGCGGCCCGCCACAATTGCGAAAACCGGATTTCGCGGGCGTTCGTCCAGCGGACTTTTCAACTGCGGCTCAATCGTTTTCCGTTCGCGATCCCGACCGTCTATTATCCGTACTACTCGTTAGAACGGATGCCGAATCAATTGTATGGCATTATCCCGATGCCATATCCTCCGCTCGTGCAAGTCGACTCCATCGAGTACACGGCGCCGGACGGGACCGATATCATCCTCGACCCGGGACAATACATCGTCGAGGCCGGCGGCAAATTTCAGGGGATGATAACGCCGGTTTACGGCTCGACGTTCCCGGCGACCCGCTATGCAATGGCCTCGGTCCGCATCGACTATACGGCCGGCTACTCGGCCGATGACTCCAAAGTCCCGGCCGGCGTCAAGGTGGCGATGATGATGATTACGGGTCATCTCTGGCGGAATCGCGAAGCGACCGCCCCGCCCTCGGCCTTGCCGGCCGGCATCGAGATGGGCGTTGATGCGCTATTGACCCCTTATGAGTGGGGGTTTTATGGCTAACCTCTTGCAAGAGGAATTCATCAATGCCGGCGAATTGACCAAGCGCGTTGCCTATCAAGTCAAGACGTTCGACGGCACCAAGGATGCGCACGGCAACAAGGCATTCACATGGGTTACGGCGGTTAGTCGATGGGCCTTCATCAAGACGATCGGCACGCGGGAGTCGGTCACGACCGACCGGCTAAAGATCGTCGCGTCTCACATGATCGTCTGCCGATTCATCCCCGGCGCCTCGGCCCTCGGGCGGTTCGTCTATCACAACCGCCCGTTCAACGTATCCTATGTTAATGATATTAATGAGAAAAACATTCAACATCAATTCTTCGTGAGTGAGGTCATCAATCCCGTATGATTACCGACACGGCGTTTCTTTCGATCACGGGCGACGACGGCACGACGGCGATTGCCGGCCGCATCCTCTCGGCCGGCACGGTCCGCGCCCGGGTCGATATCGTCATCCCGCAAGGGATCGTCGATCAGTTGGTGACGGTCACGTTTACGGCGGCGATCCTCGATACCATCCAGATTCTCAGTGATAAAGATTGTGTGATTAAATTCAACGATCCGACGACTCCGATCCTTACGGTCAATCTGGTGGGCGGTTGGCCCTATTTCTGGAATTCATCGAGCGGCTATTTTCCGAATCCATTCTCGGCCGACGTCTCGGGTATTTTCATCTCAACGCCCGGGTCGGCGGTCAACCTCAAACTCAAGGCGCTATCCGCGTAGGGGGCGGCATGGCTTCGGGCGGGATCACGATCAAAGGTCTTTCGGAAGTGTCCGGCAAGTTGAAGCGGATGGAACCCAAGGCGGCGGTTCGGCTGATCCGCAAGGCGTTCCGCCGGGCCCTCGTGCCGGTCCGCAACCGGACGAAGGAATTGGCGCCCAAGAAAACCGGCGCCATGGCGGACGCGGTTAAGATTCTCGCCGGCCGGACGTCCAACGGATTGGTACGGCAACGGGTCGTCATCGGCAAGGGCGCCTATCGCGGCGATCAGTTTTACGGATCGATGCAAGAGTTAGGCTGGAAACAGGGGGCGCGGAAACTCGGCGACAAACGTCAACATATCGAGGCTAAACGATTCATGCGCGAAGCCTACAACCAAGAGGGACACGCCGCGATGGATCACGCCGAACAGTATTTATGGGATGAAATCATCAAGGTATACGGTGCTACCAAGTAACAGGGTATCCCGATGGGTTCCGACGTCCGTACATCCGACCTCAACGTCAAGGCCGCGCCGGTTGATACCGATCTATTTATGATTGTTGATGTCGAGGATACGTCGATGGCGACGTCCGGCACCAACAAGAAATCGACATTTTCCGATGTTGCGGCGGCGATTGCCGGCATTCTCGGCCTCGGCACGGCGGCCGAGAAGGCGGCATCGGCGGCGAGTCTGCCGACCTTGGCCTCGGTCGCATCCGGCACGATCACGCCCGGCCATCTTGCGGCATTTGCCGACGGCGCCGGGACCATCGAGGACGGCGGTCCGATCCCGCCCTCGACCGCCCCGGCGCCGATCCGTA